CCGATAACACCAATATTATTCACCAAGATGTTATCTGATTCATTGGTCGTGTATGTAGATCCAGAATTATCCCCAATGGCTATATTTCGATTACCAGAAACAAGTGAGTTAATACCTGCTCCAATGGCAATATTATTACCACCAGTAGTTAATGAGTTAAGCGCATTAACCCCAATACCAATATTTTGACCGCCAGTAGTAATCGAGACGCAGCTATCAAATCCAAGAGCCGTGTTACCATTACCATCTGTAACTGAATTGAGCGTATGCCAACCCATACCAACGTTTGCTTGTCCAACACCTACTGTGTGCGTTGCCGCAAATGCAGAAGTACCAACAACAACGTTAAAATCAGCGTCAGTAAATGCAAGCGTAAGAGTAGAGACGTTATCACCCGTTATAAGAGAAGTACCTTCTCCTGTATTGGCAATGACATTAACGGTAGTGCCTGAAGCAGTTCCCGTATTACCCATTAATGTATCTATAGCAGTAGGAGGAACGGCCATTGTACCAAGCTGCTCAGTAACAGAATTCATGGTAACAAGTACAGTATTTGCAGTCGCAACGCCATTTATACCAGCTATATAGCAAGTAGTTTGAGTACCACTGGTACCAATTCTTATCGCATTACTTTCTGCTGCAACACCACCACTATCAATAAGAATATTGTTAGATTCTGCGCCCACAAGAAGCGTACCCGCACTGTCACCAATACCAATATTATTACTTCCAGTTGCAAGTTGCCCTAATGCAAAAGTACCAACAGCTGTGTTGCTTGATCCAGTAGTTAATAACCCTAGAGAATTCAATGGGCCGACTGATACGTCTCGAGATCCAGTCGTAATTCTCTGAGCTGCTTCGTATCCCAATGCAAGGTTGGTTGATCCTGTGGTAAGTGCATTGAGCGCCAATGAACCAATACCTGTGTTTTGGGTACCTGTTAAGGTAGTATTGCCAGCTAAACGTCCAAGAAAAATATTATCTGTTCCAAACTGGCTTAAATATCTGACACTATTGAAGCTGATGATACCATCGCCTAGGTTGTCAGTGTTTGGTAAATCTAAGAAATCAAAACTTAAAACAAGTGTGCTGATCCCTGGATTACCGGTAAAGATAGCACCTTGAGTTCCCAGGATATCGATATTGCCACCGGTTGGCGGTACGGGCCCACCAAGATTTCCGGTAAGGGTCATCACAATTCCCGAAGGATTAAATGTTAAAAACGTACCCGCCTGTGACATACGATCTCCTTAATTACTACCATAAAAGACTGCGAGATACGTATTACCTGATGTCGGGGCGCCTTTTACATATACTCTTGTTCCTTGGGCTATATTCCATGCTCCCCCAACAGAAGAACTATTCATCATGACATCAAGGAGAATGAACCCCATAGATGCCACAACAAAGTGATCATGTATCCCATCAAATGAATAGGTAAGAACTACATCTGTTGTATTAGTTATATGAATAATTCGGCACGGGTTTTCAAATGCAGTACCGATACCCATATAAGCTCCACTAATAGAGCCAAATGCAAGGGATCGTAATGGTTCTGCTGCTAACCGTACTGTTAAATTTCCTGCTGCCATATGCTCTCCTTATCCTGCTGATGGTTGGAAATATCCAGCAAGATATACCAAGCCTACTCCCGCTCCACTCTTTACATAGACCTTTTGTCCTTGGGCGAAATTGGCAAGAAAGTTATTGGGCTGGGATATAGTGCTTGGGGGCACAACCAATGTCGTTGCATTTAATACAAAGTCATGATCATTTACCCCATCGTAACTTACAGTAACTGGTACGGTAGAGTTATTTGTTATGCGCAACATAAAGCAGGCATTGGTTATTCCTGCAGCACCAGAAAGCAGTTGATAGGCCCCTGTGAAGGTAGCCGAATCTATGCTGCTTAATGGTATTGCCTTAATGCTATTTTTTACTGCCATTACTACTCTCCTTTTAAGAGTTGTTTATGACTCGCAGTTAGCCTGTTTTATGGCATCCTGAAACTGCTGACCTGTCATTTCAATAACAGGAGGCGGAGTTTTGGCCTGTTTATTTGCCTTCTCCGCCGCTTCTTTTGCCATTTCCAAAATCTGTGAAGCACATTCGAAGGCCGCATCATAACATTCACCAAATGGAGCACCAATTGGCATCAGAAATATAAATATGCGGCCATTCTTTTCTACTTCTAACTGCACCATCGCTCGTTGATTCATACAATCTCCTTAAAGTAATGAAACTATAAGGATAATAACTTAAGGAGCAATATCGTCAAAGTATGGAACCCAACATGTTGTTACACCAACATATATCTTAAAGAATCCTGTGTTAGTTCCTGGATTTGCTGTGGTAGATAGTAGTGTTAATGCACCAGCGCCCTGTGTTGTATCAACTACGTTTGAGAACTGAATATTATTGGCTACCGGTGATCCAGTGTCTCCAGTAACAACAACAGTCGCTACGTTAGCATCACCACCACTCGATACAAATCCACCAACGTTGGCTCTCACTACACCAGCAGTTGCGACAATATCTCCTGCTGTTGCTGTAATGCTTCCAGCTGTGACGGTGATATCGCCAGCGGTTACAATGACATCTCCAGCATCAGCAACTATATCTCCAGTTATTGCTTGAAGATCAACTTCAGCGATAACACTACCTGCTGTAGAAGTAATATTGCCATCGGCTGTAATTGTTCCCGCTGGGGCACTAATATTACCTAAGGTAGCAACTATGTTTCCAGCATCAGCTGTAATGTCACCTGTTTGAGCAGTAACTGCACCGCCTGCGATAACATCTCCAATAGTAGCTTCAAGATTTCCTGCAGATGCAACTATATTTCCAAGAGTTGCAATGATATTACCCACGTCAGCAGTAATATCTCCACCTGTTGCCTCAAGAGAGAAGAATACACCTGCGCCACCCGGTCCGACAATGGTCACCCAGTTTGCAGCGTTATTGCTAATATCAACAAGAATATATGCGGTAACAGCAGGCTTATCTATCCAAATAGTACCTATTTGCTGCTTATCAGCTACCGTAGGGACTCTATTTGCTACAATGGGAGGATTCGCCAGATTTGTTAAGGCTTGTGTTAATCCATACCCCACTAATAGTGGTTGTGGTGTCATACTTTCTCCTTTAAAAAAGATACTTTCCACTCCCATTAGAACCCCTTTGCAACTTGTAATCAAGTTATTTGACAAATTTTCAAGAGAAATGTATATTTATACATAATCGGGTTATTCAGGTAGGATTTTATTATGGATAACGAGAAAGAACTTAAGCGTTTAATACTTGATGTACCAAAAGAATTTCATGCTCGTATTAAGGCTCAATGTGCGCTTAAGCATATTACGATTCAGAAATACGTTATGCGTGCAGTAATGTTAGAAATACTTAAAGACGAACAATATACTCTCGAGCAAAGGCAACAGGAATATGCGCAACAGGAAACACGAGTGTAGAGGTGTTGGTGTTACTCTATCACCAAGACAAATGATACGAGAAATTATAGATAGTTTTTATTCGAAGACATTCTGGGTAATCTTAATAGGAGCGGGAATATTGATTTTCACGCTTCATTACATAGGAGTTCCCCCATGTCAGACGACTCCAGAAAAAACAGAATCGGCTGGTTGGCAGCAGTCTTATTGTTCGCAGTTGTGCTTATAATGATTGCCTGCGAAGTTCATAAGATAAGAATGAGAGAAAACTCCTGCTGCTCACTAGATGAAGATGCAGTTATTTACGTAGACCATTACATATATTAAACAACGGGGACAAACATCATGGACGAACTAGATATTCTATTATTACTGATAGCTTTTGTAGCATGCTGGCATGATCCATATAGGTTCAAAAAATTGGATACATTTGATAGCGAACTTCTTGATTATCCAATTCCATGCATTAGTTTTGCATGCAATTTAACATGCTATAAAAGAATGCATTTAGTTTATACGGTGCTCGTATTTATTTTTATACCACTACTAGCGATCGTTATGTATGTATTTAAATATCTAAATCTTAGAGCAAATTCCTAATTAATTCAGTTGCACCGCCAAGTCCTGCTCCTAATCGAGCGCCTGCTGCTGCTCCTGCTGGTCCTGCAGCAAGACCGCCAAGTGCACCTCCAAGAAGTGCGCCTGTACCAACCTTCTTTAAACCTCCAGCCAAACTACCTGTAGATGCCTGAAGCGCTGTTATTAATTTATTCTGACCTGCTGGAACTTTTTTCTTAAGATCTTCCTTAAAGCGATCTGCTAACTTATTAAGTTTAGGTTCAATACGTTCTTCAACTTGTTCAGAAAGATCATAAGGAGGAACTCCATCGTTCTCTTTGGTAATTTCCCGAGCTGTATTAAAGTACTCAACTGCACCCTGATTAAGACGGCGTAAATTTGCTATTACGCGCTTTCTTCCCTCTGGGCTTTGGGAAAGACTAGGAACAGTCTTTAAGAATTGTTCTACTTCGAAATTTGATACTCTTCCACCATAGTAGTTCTTAGCATCGCGTACAAAGTTGTTCGCTATCTTATTAAATTCTTCGCTTCCTGGATTCATCAAAGCAGGAATGTCTAGGCCTGCTCTTTGTAGAAATTCTACATATCCAGGCGTATCAAGCTTCCCTTCTTTTTCTAATTCCTCAAAGCGATCGAGATCTGCGAGTACATTCTTGGCTGAGCGAGCCTTATCTGCCAATTCCTTACGTTCACCTTGTGTAATCTTAAATCGTTCTGATCTTTCTCGAGCTTCTTCTTTGCTACGAGCTAACTTTTCACGGTGAGCAGCAGCACGCTCTTCTTTACTCAAATAACCAGGAAATTTATCAGCAAGTGCAGCCTTTACTTCAGGCTTAGGAAGTTTACTTATAAATGGTTCTGGAGGTGATAAAGGAGCTAATTTAGGTGCAGCCTGTTCTGCTTGTGCAGGAGCTGCCTGGGAAGCCATTAAACGATCAAGATACTGATTTGCCGTAAGGGGCTTAATTTGACCAGAAGAAATAGCCTCTTGTTGCATTTGCTCTGGGGTCATTTGTTGATATGCAGGTTGTTGTGATTCTTGTTGTTCGCCTTGTTGACCTTGCAAATACTGGAGAAGATCTTGTACCGATGGTTCTCCTTGGGCAGATTGTTGTTGAGCACCTGGCTGTGCTCCTCGTAAAGCAAGTGCAGCCTCCCATTTAAACTTATCTGGCATTGCATTAATAAATGCTGCCTGCTCAGGAGTATAGCCAAGACCTGAAAGAGCTTTAGAGAATCTCATTTCACCTTGTCTTTGTACTAGTTGATTAAGTTTTTGTTGAGCAAGTAAATCGAGAGCTGATCCAATTCCAGATCCCAATCCCGTTCCCAATCTTCCCCCTAAACTTTCTTCTTGAATAACTTGTGGCATACATACTCCTTAAAATAATCCAGATAATCCGCCAGTAAGATATGATGCTCCCAATTTTGCAGCTGATGGAAGAACTTGAGTTCCTACGTTCTCTAGGAATCCAGGCTGGCGTGGGAAATAAGAACTTTCAAAGCTTGGCTGGAATCCTCCCCTTAATAAATTAGCCAAGTTATTCTGCTGTAAGCCCTGTTGTTGTAATCCATATTGAGATCTCAAAGCAGCAAGTCCCTGTTCTAGACCAGAAGCAGCAGATCCTAGGGCACCCTGAAACGCAGATGATCTTTGTGATCCACCACTACCCATAGCAGTAAATCGTTCAGCTAAGCTCGGAATTGTTTGTGTTTGAAATTGAGTACGAGCTCGCTGTTCTACTGGTTCAAATCCTGTATAGTTTGGCTGACCCCCTACATTTTGTTGAAGTAAAGCCAAAAGCTGCTGAAGAATCTGATTTTGAGCTGCCTGCTGCTGAGGGGTAAATCGAGCAAACTGTTCGGTTCTTGCGGGAGTTCCAGTAAAGAATTCGCCAAATGCCATAATATCTCCTTAAATTTATTTCATAGATAGCATAATAAAAATGACAATTGACAAGCAACTTATAATAAATAGACTTGGACCATCGTGAGATTGCTTCATGCTCACGTTTCCTTTTTTTAGGCCGTATCGTACCACAGAGCGATACGGTTTTTTATTTATGATTGAATGTATTCAAGTATCACATAGCAAACATTAAACGCACTTCTATTAGAGCCAGTTGTAATGTTCACATTAGTTGCATCAACATTGATTTCTATATTATTAGCAAGTGTTGGGGAAGCGTAGGGAATTGGGATATATACTCTATTTGTTGTGTCTGAAGCTGTTGCATAAATACGAGTAAATGTTGTACCACCAGTTGTTGTTTTACACGTAATTCCATGGGGAACAGATTTAGTTGCAGTATCAGGCAGTGCACCAAAGTTAACGAGCTTTCTAAATACTTGCCTTAAAGCTGGAGTAGCTGCTGTTGAGGATGTATTTGCTGGGTTAGGGAACCAGAGCTGACCATTAACCACTTCATTACTAATGGCATAAAGACCAGTATCTTTAATATTTAATCCCAAAGCAATCAAGTTAATATTCTGATATAAACGAACAAGAAGTTCTTTAAATTCAGGACTTGTTACATCAATCTGCTGAAGCTGCTGAATATCCCAGACAAAGTTTGTTGGTACAAATGATCCATATTGATTGGATGTTGCCATTACTGAGCTCTCCCAACAGGATTCGTATACAGGCAGAATCCTTCCATTTCAAAACCAGAAAGAGAAATATTTGGATTAATCATCTGATCTTCACTGAAATACATGAATAGTTGAATATTGTTTCCTGTTGCCTGGAAATAGACTGGATGCCAGAGTAATTCCTGATACTGTTCCATAGGATAGATAGTTGCATTGTATGGAGAAGTTTCTAGGACACTTGTGCCCATAATGGCACCAGTATTTACCCCACCATCAATCATCGATATTGGAGAAGAAGATGGGAAGTAATCTACCGTAATAGCGCCTGCTGCTGTTCTCTGAACTGCAAAATCTACTTTCGCAAGATAAACGTTCTGATCCTGAGAAATATAAGGATTATATCTTTTTGATTTGATCTGAATATTAGATACACGCGCTGCCGTCCCACCACCATCGTAGGTTCCTGAAGTTAACCCACCAAACGTATTAATAGTGATTGTATCGGCATCAATAACAGAGTCTACTGGAAAGATAGTTCCATTGAGAAATGTTTCAGTCGCTGAATCACCAACAATATTTTCCAGTAAGATAAAATCTTGATCAAATGGATTAAATGTAGGGTCAGCATCAAGTGTGTGATTAATAATCTTGAGCGTTAATATACCCGTTGCTGCATAGGTAATATTAGTTATTTGCATGGATGAAGCGTTACGAGACTCTTCTTGGTTAAGAATTAATACATAACCTTCTGGAGTTCCACCAAGCACTTGTCGTTGATTAGCTTGGATAACATTACTCGTCCAATCAAATTGTGCCTCAAACCATTTAATAGGAGATGATGATTCCCAGGTCATATCAGATTGCTGCTCGAAATAACCGAACATGGTAAAGCAATCATCGTTTAATGACCAGGATCCATTCTTATAGTTGTAGACCAATATTTGGTTAGGAAATGTTTGTGTTGATTGTAATTTGGTATCAAGAACAAACGTCCAGTAGACAAGCTCAGTGTAATAATCCCTAATGCCAACTGTACGAAGGGTACCATTATTCTTAGTTTCAAAGTCGAAGATCTCATCAGGGATCTTGCTATCAATACGTTCAACATTAATGCCATTACATGCATGCACACCAGTATTACCAATAGTGAGTACTGCTTTATCAAAAGGCACCGTAGAGAAAGTTGATTGAGATCCAAGCTCAGTATTAATCTTCTGCCACACAAAGGGCAAGATTTCGTTGCCAGTGTATGCGAGTTCCCATGTTGATCGTTCGAAATATACAATCAAACGGTCTTTAATAAACTCTGCTGAAATAATCTGTTCTTCGGTAGTAGCATCAATAAATCCTGCCCCTGCTGCATTAGAAGTAGCAAGACCGCCATTATCACTTTGATTAGGTTCATACCATGCATTACGAGCAAATGGAGATCCATTAAAAGAGAATCTACAACGGTTAACAAATGCCGTATTGCTATTACCTGCTGAGTTACTTTCAATAGTATTAAGAAGTAATAATCTATTCTTAAAGGGAACAATGATTCTTGCGGTTCGTACAAAGGGGCCTGTCTGAACTGCACCGCCTGCTGGAGCAAAATAGAATGCATTAGCACCGGTTCCTGCTGTCCAGTTAGTACCATCTACTGTCCACCAAATAGGATCATCATTAGCCCCTGGGGCACCGATAGTCGCATTGAAATTAGTAACGAACATAACTGGAGGAGATGCTGCATCAGTTGCAGAACCTTGCCAGTTAGTTGTCCAGAAATAATTTAAATTTGATCCATGCCAAACTGCCGTACCAGATCGAGCCCAACCACCAGCTGAAAACACATAGGCAAATTCAGTATCAAATGCATATGAGGGATGGTTATTTATCGTTCCTGATTCATACTGCGTAAGACCCATAACAGGTAATCCTGGATACCAGTTAACCTGCGTAAGAGCACCGCCAGTAAAGGTAATGGTATTAGGAGCGGCAACGCTATCTATAACAGCAGTTACTGCTGGGTTAGTTGTATATACTGCTACTCCTGCACCTAGTTGATATACATAGAAAAAATCAGACCCTAAAGTAAACATCTGGCCTATGGCAAGCTGTGGTGTATGTGCTGCGGTGTTAGCAGGTAAATTCATAGCTGCATTAGTATTATTGCCAAGACTTACCCTCAAACGAGTAGATGCTTGAGTTGTTCCCATCCAACGAGAACCAAATCGTTTTCTTACGCGACCACGAAATACATAGGCATTCTGAAGCTCAGTAAAGGCATCATCAAGAATTTGCCATGGCTTGAGATCGGTCTCAAGACCTGTATTTATGGGAGCTATAAGAAATCGATCCATTGGCATGTTAGATTCCTATCGCTAGATATCTTACTACTGCAGAACTTGCCGTACTTGTTGTTCTTTGTGTTGACCACATAGTCAAAGATGTCGTATTAAAAGATACAATTCTTGTGTATTGATTACTATCTCCATTAACAGGAGAGCTGTTACAAATAATGACCTGATAAATAGTATTAAATACAGGTATAGTTCCTGCAACGGGAAAGTTCTGAGTTATTGGGTTTGGTGGGTTAATCGTGAAGCTTCCAAATTTAAGCAAAAGACCTGAGGGTAGATATGTCCATCCATCAGGATTTAATTCCCCTGCAGTCATAGGGATTTGTCTTAGTGTTCCACCAGTGGTCAATTTATTTATATAAAGTTCATTATTACCCGTATTAGGCTGCTGAAACGAATATAAACCGATCTGACCTGCCGCAAAAGCTGCGCCTGCTGGAGGATTAGCACCTTGAACTGGCAAATAAAGCCAATTGAATCCTGAAGTTGCATTAATGCTTGCCGATGATGTATTCGCATTACCTGCAATTGCACCTAAAATCTGAAAATTATTGAGTAAATTGCCCTGGGAAACTGATAACTGATCCGTGGGCTGTGGAATATTGGGAAGAAATGCCATTACTACTCCTTAAAACTTAGAAATAACCGCCTGAAGGTCCGCCCCATCCATAGCCATTACCGCCCATGGTTGTTTGTTGACTATATATAGTCGCAGTTCTCTCATTTGTATACTGAACTATTGTTCTTCGTAAACATAATGATTCTTGTCGTTTAAATTCAGGGAATATCAGCGCAACTGAGTCCATATCAAGACGATCCTGAAGAATCTTAATTGCTGCACCATACGCTATGTACTGCCAATACTCTTCTAATTCTGGGCTTTGTCCTGATGCAAGAAGTGCTGTCGGTCGCTGATACGTCTCAAAGTTAACCCTATATGGCTGATCAGGAACTGGTCTGACTATAAACTGGTTACAGTAATAAAGCACCGCCTGAGGCAACGTAAGAACCTGAGAAACTGTCTGACTGTTAATAGCTACGCCTGAAGCTGGAGCTGAAGTAAATGTAATGGTGAATGCACCAGTAAGATAATTAATGTTATTGGTTGCATCTAAGACCGTAGGCGGAGTTTGTTGTGCAGCTTTATAAGCAGCCGACGCAGGATTGTATAAATTACCAATAAGCGTTGGATTACCCGTTGCTGGGTCCAATAAAGGCACGTCCGCAAGGGCCAAGCCCGCGCCGTTAACATCAGCTGAACTAAATAGAACTTCATTTTGTAATAAGGATATTTGTTGATTAAGTCCTGATGGAACTATCGATTGTTGAGAGTTAATAACACCAGTAAATGTAGTAGTAACGCCATCGCCATTGGTAATAAGAGATATATTAGTAATCTTAGGATAGATACCATAAAACTCTTCCCTAGACTGGCTCCACAAGCATTGATATCCAGCTATATACACTGGTGGATGCACCGTGATATATAAGTTCTGAAAGTTATAGAGTGGATTAGTTGTTACCCCCCCAAATGATGCAATATCTGTTGGATAGACGTCCTGTCCGGGATTGGTAAAGAACGTAAATTGGGTACGTAAGTTAAAAGTCCTGAGTATCTCAGGAAAATCGTACACCACAAAGGTATTAATATAGTTATCTAAATCTGTTTGGCTTAATTGAGCAGTTGAGGGAGAACGCGTTAATCGGCGTACTTTTGTTTCAATAGCACTCAACGTGCTTGTAGGAGCTCCCGGTGTTGCCGTAGGCGTTGGTGGCGTAGGATTTGCCATAATTTCCCCTTAGTGCGGTAACGTATTTCGAACTGCTGCCGTTAACTGCTCATTTAATTCTCCCACTGGTACAACTTGTGCGCAAATATCTTCGTGAGGTCCTGGTGATACAGGAATAGCAAAGGGTTCGAAGTTGGTTGTATCAAGGTCGATAGTAAATGTTGTAGAGCCCGTCACAACAATAGGCCCTACGAACTGATTTGCCTGCTGCATTCCATCAGCAACTGGTATATCTAAACGAACAATCGTGCCACTGACATATAAATGATCGAATGTTGTTGTGACTGTAGCTGGAAGTGATTGTGTAATAGATGCAATCAACCTCATTGCAGGTTGAAAGGTTGGATTAGGAATCGCATAACAGCGTGGCATAGTAATCCTAGATATTTTCTACGGTTACGATTTCTTTGGTTTGGCCAAGTTCATCCACATCTACAAACTCCAAAGACTGGAATCCACAACGATGAACCTTTTGTCCTATGCGTTGTACAGGTCTTCCACTCTCATCGGTTGCATATGCATGTATTGGATACGCTGTGTTCTTATTTAAGTGCTTTGCGACACCTAAAGGTAATGTGTAGATTTCACCATCCACTAAATCGTATCGTTCAACCTGATCCTCTTTATATGCCTTAAAACAGAAGCTGACTGTTCCTCCAGGAACTTCGTAATAACGAAAAATTCCACGAACCTTTTCTCTATCCTTGTCTCTTTGATACCGTGCATTAACTGGCTGCTCTTTTTTTACTTGTTGTTCTTTTGCCATTCTCTTCTCCTTCTTAGGGGGGGGAGGATAAAACCTCCCCCCAACTTAATTACAGTCCGCCAAATGAAGATTTACCAGCTCTCCAGTAAACAACGTCACCTGCTACTGAACCCGCAGGACCTGTGATTGCAGCACCTGAGATAGCGCCTGTACCACCTGTTCCGAGAGTCATACCAAGAAATGCTGTATTTACTGTCGCATCTGACAATATATCTGTACCTGCCGCTAGAGCAGCTGCAGTATTCTCACCAACTGGGGTAACTTCTGGGAAGCTACTTGGCTGTTGAGCAATTGTAGGCCATGTAAATGCTGTGAAAGCACTTGTATCTACGTTGATAGTAAAGTTCCACGCATCAACAATACTTAACACAGTTGCGTTTAAGTAGTTGTTATCTGGCGATGGATTTAACTGTACCATTCCAGAAACTGCAGGGATGTTGAATCGAACATCTTGTCCGACTACATATCCATGAGCTACTGAAGTAGAAACTTGAGCTATTGCTGCTTGTGTAATGTTAGTTACAAAGCGACGGCGTGGATAGAATATTGGGTCGGTATTAACGACACGATAGAATCCAGCACCACCGATTGCACCTGGAGCGGTTGCAAGAGCGTTTGTTGCTGTTAAGAGTGTAAAGCTTACACCAGCGTTCACTGCACCGACTACCATGTCGATACCGTTTACGTCTGTTTGTGCTGTATTGCTCATACGGACAACAGATACGTTAGCGATAAGACCTGTAGTTGTAGCTGTGCTCACAACTGGTCGAGTTGCGTTTGTAGAAGCTGTCGTTGCAATAGCGTTACCAATTGTGTTTTGGGTTGGATCATAAAGAGTAAACCCACCAACAACGATTGTATCGCCTGTTACAACTGCGCCACCGTTTGCATAATATTCAACTGTTGCTGCTCCTGCTGGAAAACCACGCTGCCAGTAGTATCTGAAACCGAAAGCTGATGCTCCACCAACCGTCCCCATTCGGGTAACGTTGAGTACATACATCCAGTCTACGCCAGAAGGTATTGCTATATTTACCGGGACAATAGTTGCCGGTACAACAAACGAACCTTGGCCGATTATAGTTCCGTCCATGTTATTCTCCTTAAGCTAAAGTTGCACGAAGGTTAATAACCCACAAATCGTTGGTGATTCGTGGAACTTCCGCGAACTTGTAACCAACTGACGCATTAAGCGCAAGTGGGCCATCATAAATTGGTGGACGATAAATGAATGTTGCTGAATATCCATCTTGCTCAATACACGCATATGCTTCCATACCAACACAGAAAATGTTGAATACGCTCGCACCTAAGCTTGAAGCTGCTGGTGTAACTGAACCGATAGAAGATATTAAGAAACGAAGGTTACCAATTGCACCCCATTCTGAACGCAGAGCATTCATTGGTGATGGATATTGGTTCTTCTGTATAAATCCAGCAACGTTATCAAGGTTTCCAGTAAGCTGCGTAGAGCATAATGCAAAGTATGCATCACGAACTGGAGCTGTACCGAATTTATCTTCACCTTCGATGTTATCCATAATTGTGTACGCATTATTGTTTAAGAGCGTACGAACTACAGTATCAACATCTGAACGTGTAATTTCTGTTGGGATGTCACCATTAACACCACCAGTACAGTTAATAAATGATGCAGTTGATGCAAGCATATCTCTTGTTAACTGATCTTCAGTTTGACGAAGAGATACACCAAGACGAGCTGCACATTCATTAAGAACTGGATCTTGGTTTTGTAATGTTACTTGCTCGTTTAATTGAACATAAGTTCCATAAAAAGAGATCTTTGCATCAATATCTACCGCTGTTAAGTTTTGTGGCGGTGGAGTAATGCCAGAGTTCCCAAGTGGAACCATTGCAGTATTCAATGGGTTATATCTGCGCATACGAAGGGTTGTACCACCATTGCGGGGCATATTCTTCTTCATCGCAGGTATTTTATGAATCATGTTAGGCACGGGCACGGAGAGCAATTTATAGCTAAAGCTTTGCTGCACCGGTGCTGGCAACGTGCTGGTTGTAGTTATTGCCATGTCGGCTCCTTGAAATAAATAAATACTTCAAGCTGACGAAGCTTACGTACGTCTTGAGTTGGCGATTCTCAATTACGCCGAGATGGCAGGGCGAGTGCCGATACGCCGGTCATACTACACACACTCGCGCAAGTCTGTGCACTACAACAGGATAATTGTAGAACTTGTGCTGAGTTAAAATCAAGTATTCAACTGTCGACAACTTGTCGACGTTTTGTCGACGACTCAATCTGCTACGTGTTTAACGAGACCACTTTTGCGTATTGGATCTATTCCCCCTATAGAATCTCCTCGACCATGCGCAGGTATTCGATGAGACACAACAGTTGCTGTTACTTCGACAGTTGCAACCAACGTAGCACTGATCTGCTGATGATGGGTAAGCCGACGCTGCTGCTGTCTTTGAACTGAAAGTTGCCCGACTTCTGGTTGAACTCGCGCTCGAACCTTACTAAAGCATCCTCCTGCTTCAAGTCCAAACGTCCATAAAAAGAAAAGTAGTAATAACATAGTTATCCCCCACATTTTGATAAAGTTACGCCCAAGGTTACTGAGGCGGTGATAATTGCTGAAATAATGGCACTTCCGGCAGCAATCCAGGCTATTTTTACTTTTGAATTTCCAGGAGATGGTGGAGCGGGTTGCGGTTCTTGAATATTAATAACGATAGATTGTTCGGTAGGTCTTAAAGTAGAAACCTGAGTTGTTTGTAATGGATAGGCAGAACCTACCACTAGTAAACTACAAAATAATAATTGTCTCATAGTATCCCCTTGTGTTTTGCTAGAACACTTTCCCTATAATCATGATCTTCATGTAAGAATTTTACAAACAAAATGTTACCCCACGGGATACTGGTCCCGTGGGTCCATAGAAGAAAATCAGATAAGGAAGTAGGGAGACGTCTATTATTTCGACATTTGAAAGTGATTTCCATCAACACGTGGGGGAGAAAAATCACCACCCCACCCATTATCTGGATGAAGCGTTTTCCAGTAATCACCTAGGAACTTATATGACTCACTATCAGTGATATAAATTCCATCTAGAGAAAATAACTGTAGATCAATTGCAAGACGATAGCAATGGAGAGAATCAACGATCCCTTTCCCTTGAGCTGCATAAAGAGCTGCCTGCTGAGCTGTTCTATATGCCTCACCCAAAGTACAGGTATATCCAGTACTAAATATAAAATCGATGAGTTTCGCTACATTACGAGCAAATATCTGCTGACGTTCTGACAATTTCATACAAATTCCTTGAAAGTTCGACCTTCAATCTCGAAACTTCAATGATTCTTCATCGCTTCCTGCATTTCTTTACGCAGTTGTGCTTGAAGCTCTGGAGTTAACCCGTTAGCAAAAGCATTGGCCCTTGAAAGAGGAGTATCTCCTTGTTGTGGCGATACGCTTGTCACAGGTCTAGGCTTTGCTGCATTGCGTTGAATGCGAGCTCTATCCTCTTCAAATCCATCTGGTTGCTGCACAATACCAAGCTTCTTGATCAAAGTATAAGCAGAGACTGATTTACTTTCCAGATCAGGAGATGAATTAATTGTTGCTGCAACTTCGGGATACTGAGCACGCAATGCTTCTATGTTTTCACGAGAAACAATACTGTCAAAGTCAGGATATCGATTCTTAAGTCGAGTTTCTACGCTCATGTCTGCTGACTGCTGCTGACTCTGTTTTAACTGCTGTTTTAATTCTTTAATCTGTTTGGTTATTTGGCGAAGATGTTTTCCTTCTGCGATCTCATCCTGACCAATAACAATATCTTCATCAGGAGACTCAACTTTTGACTGTTGAGCTGCCTGAAATTCCTGAAGCTTACGGAGCGCTTCATCGCGCTCACGCTGTAACTGCTCTGCCTTTTCCCGCATATTGCGCATGTTGATCTCTTTTGAGGACAATGCGGGTTGGGCTTGCTGTTTTTCTTGTTCAGCAGCTACGTTATCAGGGGTTTCCTGGGTTTCTTCTGTTTCACTTACTACCTGTGCCAGTTGTGTGTCATCTAGTACCATAGTTCCTCTCCATTTAATTGCTTACATACCTTCCATAAAGTACCATCTGAGAATTTTAACACATATTCTAGGAGGTCCCGTTCCTCTTCTGCTACTTCGAGCGCGTGTTCTTTAAGATAAATACAAGCGTCACGAGACGGTATAACCCACACAAAATTAACAATGTCAGAAGCTTTATCATATTTATACACTACTTGATCATAATCTGGTGTTGGACAAGATAATCGCGCCAGAAAATAATTGCGGAACACATTTGGCATCAGGCGTTCGGCTTTAGTAATAACAATGATGTAGAAATCTTTATTAGGCCATACCTTTTTATGGGCCTCTACACAGTTGAATACTTCAACATCCCATTCACTGAGCTGTTCTTCCATCTGTTCCACAACAGAATGTTGATCATCAGCATCGAGTAATAGTTCGCTAGAAATAGCACCGACTGTTTTTTTTGGTTTTTCTTCTGACATAGTTCTCCTTTGCGATGAATCATACCACAAAAAACCCCTCTAGGGCGTTACTAGAGGGGAAGCGTAACCATAAAGCACGGTATACGAAGGAGTTTTTCATTTCCTAGACTTCTTTTGTTTCTTGGATTGCCCAGATTCACTTAAAGCTATAGCAATTGCTTGCTTGCGGCTTTTTACTTGTGGCCCCTTTTTGCTACCACTATGTAATTCACCAGCTTTAAATTCTTCCATGACCTTTTTAACTTTATCGCGCTTGCCTGCTTTAGTCTTTGGTTTTGATTTTGGATCTTTTTTCTTGCTAGGTTTCAAAGACTTAATCAGCTTTTTATCTTCAGCAGCTTCTTTCTTAAAAGACCTAATATCTCCTTTAAGATGTTTCACTACTTTCTTTTTGAAGCTTTTTGCCATTTTCTTTTTAGCCACAGGTTCTCCTTTAGACCTTTTTCCCACGAGCTTTTGCTCTTTTTTTGAGTTGTGGGTAGAGACGATAGACTTTTTCGCGAATACCTTCTGGATTGGGAGCAAAGTGAGCACGAGCAAGAGCATTGCGCGCATGAGCAAGGTCAGGGATCGGGAATGAAAATTCTGATGCACCGCCAGCCTTTCCTGCAAACTGAGATGGTTTTACATCTTTGTATTTACCGGCGCTTGAAGAACCTTTCTTCTTGCGCATTTTAGACTCAACGCCACGAGCTACTTTAACACCCTTAGCAACGGTTACCTTTTTAGATTTTGCTGCCATTTTATTCCTTTACGATCTTCTACGGTCATTCTGATATCGAGAATGGAACGTTCCATCATCATCTGGTGATTCATCAATTCCACGAACTAATGCATCAAGATAGGGAGTTTCATAGAATCCAGCTTGTGGATATTCACAATGAATAGCCTGTCGTGGAAGATTAGCCATAGCTTTATGATCCTCACGAACCATTCCACCATCGGCAAGTTCACCACGTCTGCGTGGATCTACACCAGCGTAGAATTCATTTTCCATCTCTTTAGTACGTTCGAAATCACGTTGATCGCGACGTTGTTCAAGATCGTAAATCTCTCGATAGTGATCACGAGCTTCAAAGCGTCTAATCGCACGCTCTTGGCTTCGTGAGTCGTACTGAGATTCAGGCATATAGTCATAGTTCATATTTTGACGAGGTTCGCTTCTATCCTCGCCTCGATTAGTAACACGTCTGACAAGTCTATCATCAGGTCGTGCTTGTTTTCTTTTAGCCATAATTTCTCCAAAAAGAGGGAGCCGAAGCTCCCCCGTTATCTGACCCGAACAGTTTCTTCAAAGAGTAGTCTTTGATTTATTTTCTGCTCTTTTTTATCACGTTTTTTAAAGTTGAAAGGTTTCCCTAAAATAGCAAATGCTATCTTGGTTGCCTTCCCTTTAACGCGTGGCATTGCGGGCATGTTATACCTTTTTAGGATAAAAATTCATGCGACGTTTTTGATCATCGTAATCCATCTGACGATCAACGCCTGCAATGGTATCATCCAACCCTTCAGGAAGATAAGGCCCTGTCATTGGATAAGGCTTCATCATGACTTCTTGTGGAAGGTTAGCAATTGCACGCATGTCTTCACGAATCATGCCGCCATCTTGCATCGCTTCTGTTTTACGAGGATCTGTTCCTACAGGATAGTCCCGATGGTATCCAGAGATCATGTTGCCACGCTCTGAACCACGACGTGGTTCGCTGTAATGTTCTGGGTCCATTGGTCCGCCGTGATTTTCTTTATAGCGGCTTTCTGGAAGATTTTTTACACGACCGCGAAGATATCGTTCTTCGCCTTCTCGCTCATCACGTCGATCTTTCTTCGACTGGTAGTAACGTTTAGCTGCCATAACGGCTCCTTTATAGTAACTGCAGACCCCATACTACGCACAAAGCTTCGTAGGGCTGCAAGGGTTAAACCTCTAACTATAATAGTTAGATATTCTTATCGTACCCCTTCTACTTGTTGTGGTGCAACTGGTTGTTGAGCTGACTGTTCAACATTCTGCTGCATTGCTTTTGAAAGGGTTAATAATTTTTCTAAGTGTTGAATATCCATCGAATCGATTTCTTTTAATGCTTTGACCAAATTCAAGAATCCAGTTTCCTGATCTTTGACTGCCGCTGCTCTGCGCTCTATAGCAAGAGCCTGATTTTCCTGAACACGAGAAGCGCGTTCGATGCCAAGACCACGATCTGCTTCTGCACGAGCATGGGCAAGATCTGTTTTTGCCTTCTGTTCTTGAAGCGCAACCTGTGTTTGCAACTGCTGAATCTGCTGAACCTGCTGAGCATTTTGAGCAACACGTTCGATAAGTTTGTTCTTTTCCTGAAGCGTGGAAGCTTCCAACAAGAGATCATCTGGGATTGGTACTCCCAGTTCTCGTAACTGAAGAAGCTGTGCAAAGTTCATCTGCTTTTGCGTCGTAGTATTTAGACCTTCTTCAACTGCAGCATGATAGACACCAAATGCTTTGTTATAGAACTGAGGAGCTGGTTCTTGGCCTTCGAGTACTTTCTTCACTTTACCAGGAGTAAAGTTTGCCTGGATAAGATCAATCATAATCTTTCCAAGCTGTTTTTGTGCAAAGTCTAAGTTATCAAAAAGTATTTGTAGTGTGGTAAGCCCTGCACCTTGGCGAAGCATAGCTAGCACGCCAGCTTTATCATCAACAGCAGATCCTAAAAGCTCTTCGTTAACACCAGAGACTTCTTGGACTTCTTTAGCTAACAGCTCTGAAAGTTGGATCATCGATGCTGGTATTGCTGGCGGTTGAATTTGCTCAACATCACTCATTTGAGCTTCTTCTTTAAGCGCCAGACCTTTACCTTGTCCTTGGAGGAAGATGTCTTTAGGATTAACGAGTGCGTTTTCTTTGTATTTCCATCCAGAAGCAATTTGAGACTCAAGAATATCAAGCTCAATAATACGACGGCGATTATAAAGATATTGAGCATCACGTAGTCCTGTTACGACCCCCTGAATACGGTCTGGAAAATATGGGAGTTGAGGATTATAGTAAGCAAAAACAGGGACAAAAGGATAGCGATCAATTCCCATTGGGTTAGGGCCATCAAACATGACCTTACCTTGCACCACAATAGCAAGACGAACTGTAGGAACTTCTTGCTCAATGACCGTAACTTGCGGATAAAGCTGCAAAAACTGTCGTAAACGATCTTCATCATCTGATCTCCATTCAATTGTTTCACCAGTTTGCGAATCAGCAAGCATCTTCTGTTTGCGATAGTCCCTATAGTAGAACTCGTCGTAAGTCAGAAGATCTTTCATAGTGAAATTGTAAGATTCTGGCATGTATTGGAACTTAGCATCTCGTCCGCTTCCTGATTCGTTTCCCACAAGATGTAATATCTCTTCCATTCTATCTGGGATAAGCGTGAGTATTTCACGCTTTGTGAGAAAAGAACGTTTCCAGATCGCATTGCAATCGGATAGATCTGCTTTTCTGAAGAATGGGTCAATGAGAAAGCTATTGTAAGAACAATTATCAACACGGATATTTCCTGAAACTGGGTCCTGACGATAATCCATCCACACCTGAAGAAGGTTCATTCCTGTGATTAAAGAACCTCGAAATGAGCTCGAGATGGTTTCAAGCACACCTTCTTGTTTATTAATCCAGAGTAAAATTTTTGTAAATTGATCAGCGGTAATCGCATCACCATTCTCTATGGGAATTACGATTGTAGACTTACGATTTCTTCGCTGATAGCCATCTATCATGTTTACAACACGCCTGATCCTATTAAATGTAAATTGGCGCTTTCGGTTAGCAGGAAGATTGCCATACATGTCATTCCATAAAGACTGATCATTTGCTTCAAAACGAGAACAGATATCGGCTTCTGACCAGAACGCCTGGTTTAATGTAATCCATTCAGCATAAAATGACTCCATTTTAGCCAGAACACCGCGATCTTTTTCATCGTAGTACTGAGGACCTAACTGTGGAAAGATCATCGCTACCCTTTACGCTTACAAACTGTATAATTACCCTAATCATAGAGTGAGTGTAATTTAAAGAGCAAATTTTTTCTTTGTTCCCGTCGTCTAGGAGTTAGGATATTGCCCTTTCACGGCAGGGGCAGCAGTGCGAATCTGCTCGGGAACGATTCAAATAAAAAACCACCAGAACAGAATGGAAACTGGTGGCTCACTCGGGAGAGAGTAATGGACATCCCGGCTATTTAGCGTCTACTAATTTAATGGTGGGTAAATTTGGATAGGGATCTTTATCTTGAAATACTGTGTTAGCATCGAGCTGCCGCTTCTGTTCCTTGCGATACATATGAAACTCTGCCAAAAGAGCTGAAAGGACTACACCAATACTAACCCCAAGCCAAACGCGACTAAGCGCTGGATGCATGGGATTAATAAGCTCTTTGTAAAGAACATAAAGAATATTAATAATACCAGTGCAGATAATAATAGATGCAATCACTACTAAAAATAGAAACATGGTTATACCTTCGCCATTAAACCTAATACTGCCTTTTTCTCCATCCTTACTTTCTTGCAATATTGCTCATAGTCAAAACGAGCTTGTAATAAACTATTATGTAATTCATGGTGTAAGAATCTCAGATTGCGTGAGAGTTTAATCTTCTCTGCGTCTGTCTTTTCTCGATGAATAGCTAAAAGCTGTCTGATTTCTTCGCGTGCTGTTTGCGCTGTGCGAATGTAAGACTCTACTGGCCGTGAAAGTTGTTTAGTCTGCTGAGCTGCCTGAACTGAAAATACTGAAAGAAGAAGTAAGTATTTCATATGTCATCCCTAAAGACTGCTGGTAAATGAGCATTCGGTCCTAGCATAGCCTCTTGGTACCGTTTATCCAATTCTTGAGCCGAAAGCGAATCGCGCATCTTAGGCAAAGAAATACACAGATAGCGCATGGCATCCGCAAAATGGGACGACCAGTCGTGCAATGGGTGAGACTTGTACACTTTACGTTTAGCATCAAACTCCTGACGATAGTTTTCAATAGACTTAATTAAAGGAGCACAGTTCTTTTCATCGATCCATATTTTACTTAAATTTGAACGAACTGATTCGATTCCATCAACAAGAGAGATATCATCAGCCACTGTAAACTTCACTCCAAGCTGCCGTGCTTTCTCAAGTCGAGTAACACCGGATCCAAATTCCTGTACACGAATATCATGAGGAGCAATATGTCGCCCATAAGAATAGGGCTTAGCCTCTAACACTTTAATAAAATGTTCCAACCCTTCTTTATTCTTCTCATAGCAATCAATAATCCTGACTGACTGACCAATAACCTGAAAAAAGATAATGGTAGTTGAATCCCTGACGCCAAGATCCCACGCAGTGTTCACCTTAAATCCATGCTCATAGGGAACCTGACCGATCTGACCTTTCACACGCATACGATCAATATATTTAGCATAGTAAGCACCCTCAACGCCCATATCAAATGAGGTGTAATACTCTTGCATAATCAAGTCTTCTGACATGATGCCTTCCATACGCTCTTTCTCAATCTCAGAAAGTGGTATGTGTTGCGTATCCTCAACAGTCAGCTTGTAACAGAACCAGTCAGGAGAGTATTGAGCAATCTGATAGAGCTCCCAAAGATGGTTCTTACCCCTCGGGGTAGAGAGAAATAAAGCTATTCCATCATTGGCAGTTAAGATCGGTCTAATATATTGGTAAGCACGAGGATCTTGAAGAGCGTACTCTGAAAAGACACAAAGATGTGGGTTGGTACCCATCAAAGAGTCATAGTTATCAGATCCCACAAACTGCAATAAAGAACCATTTTTAAATCTAACTTTCATCTCCTGTGAATTCTTAGATGCAATAAGCTCATCAGGAATGTAATCAAGTACCCGCTCGCCAGTATTAGTAATAGAATCCCAGATAACTTTCTTAGCTTGGCTATATGTAGGGAAAATGTAGTAGACCACGCAGATGCGACGAAGACACTGCCTAATACAAAGATTGAACGCGGTAATATCTTTGCCCGCACGCCGAGGCAATATTGCAAGGACGCGGCGATACTGTTTGTTTTCAATGGCATCAAGAATAGGAAGCTGATACGAACGAGGCTGAAAGCGATTAAGCTTGATTCGAGTTTCTACGTTCATAACTTAAATGCAGGATCAATTTTAAATATTTTATTTTCATCTTTCCATCGAGGATCTTCACCAAACACTGGATATTCCGTTCTCTCAAAAGAAGGTGGGGCAATGATATCATGCAGTGAGAATTCTTTATCTACTACATCAACAAATTTCCATACCTCTACTTTTAATCTCTCTACACTCTTAATATCTTTTATCTCCAAATCACGCTCAAGCCACCAATCTTCTCCCTGGATAAAGAAACTAGAATCAATATAGGGACTCTGACCGCTCGGCTCATAGTCAAAATCAGCAATCTTCTTAAACGACGACCATGAGATACGCTTGAAATTATTACCAATCCAAACAATATCCTGTTCAGTTTTTCCACATCCATGCAGCATAGCGATTGTCTCTTCTAAAAAGTTTCTCTTCATAAATACCCCTAAAAACAAATCGTTAATAACAATGAGATTTTATGCTTCATTAAAATTATCAGACAAGCGTTCATAAATCTTCTTTCTTAATATCAATATGATCGGTATATGCCCACAATCCATATTTACCGAAAACAGTAAGCTGGCCACCATTTTTTAAAATACTTGGTTGTTGTTGCCATTGATGATAGTGCTTTGTAAACCACTGTATTAAAAATATGTTATGCGGGG